GATACGCTCGATAAGTTTTGCCCGTTGTCCTGCACTTCGACGAATACCACCAAGAATACCGATAAATTTTACTTGAGTAAGCATATAGCTTATCGAGTCCCATGCGTGATCCTCTTGGGTAGTATCAACGTCTTCAATTTTGTGTTCATCATATACGAGCATGGGAAGGGTACGGATAAGATTGAGGCAATTTTCCGTTATCAGCCAATAAGGTAATCCATCAGGTGCTATGGATAGCCAGTTGTGTGTTGCTGCTACTCTACTGAGTCTATTCTTCGTTCCTTGTTTAAGTGTTAGCCATCTGCTTTTGTGTAACTCATCCCACCGTTTCTCAAACTCATTGGCGATAGACTGTGAGCCGTCGGTCTTTGGATTGAACATGGAGGAGTCGGCGTACCCATCGCTAAACTTTGCCATGAGGCTTTTGTTGTAGATAATATCTGCCCATTCACGCTCGGTTTTCTCTATTCCATACCACTCTTGATAGGTTACTACTCTATTGAATACCTGCCCATCCTCTGACTTCATGGGGATAAATGCCGAGGCATAACACGCAAATGGTGCGCTATACCCCCAATCAAAAGAAAGGTAGTGCGGAACGCTTTTGAGGGGAAAGATTTGTTTTATCACATGATGTTGACGATTAAACTCCGTGAATACTTGTCCCTCAAATACATCCCATGATCCGTCAAGATATGCTTTCCGTTTTGCCTCTGGGAGTGATTCAAGTTGTTTGACATATGTTTTACTGACAAATTGGTTATCATAAACATTTGCATGAACGTAGAAAAATCTCTCTTGTTCAGGATCATCGGTGTTTTTGTCGACAAAGAGTTTCTTAACCCATGCGTGGCCTATCCCCCCTGGATTTGTAGCCCCCATAAACTTTACCTGATCTACTCCTGGGTAACGTAACCTATTTCGTAAGTCTTGAAAGGTTTGCTCTTCATTTCTGGTTAGCTCGTCTACAAATATCGCTGCAAACTCAGTTGACATATATTTAGATGGATCATCAAGGTTCCGAAGTAATATACGTCCACCACCCCATTTATCACGCAAACGAAACGTAAGACCGTCAATGCCATCATCTCGTATTTGACCTAACCATTTGGGCATTTCACGATCTATCCTAGATATTTGACGATCCTTAAGTGTGGGATAATCTTCGCTAAATAAACCAATAGGTATACCAAATATTTTATATTTTCCCCAATAATACATAGCAATACCAACAGCAGACCATCGAAGTAAATAGCTCTTTCCACCAGCCATACTTCCACCAAAAAGCAAATATTTACATGACTCTTTCATAAACTCATACCATGCAATAAGTTGTTTTGGTTGAAATCCGGCTAATTCAGTAATTTTAGGATCTTCCATGTAATTTTTGTATATGACTTTTATATGTACCTAACTTGTGTTCTAATATTAAATGATGATGTTTGTCTGTAAGCATAAGATTTTCGATTCTATTATCCAATGAGTTTCCATTGATGTGATGTATTTCTTCATCATACCTAAGTTTTCTACCAATATAATTCTCCATAATCAATCTATGCTCTCGTATATATTCACCATTTATGCGTATTTCACGATACTTATTGTTTCTTCCACAATAACGCCATCCCTTCCAATTCGGATGATCCTTCCCCTTTTTATATGATGTTTTAGTCGCTTTTCCAATATGACCCATTTGAAACAACGTATATTTATCAGCACATTGTTTAGAACAGTATTTACCCCGACCTATTTTTACTTTAGAAGAATATGTTATGAAGTTTTTGGAGCAATGTAGACATTGTTTTATCACCAGCCTATTATATCACTCTGTTGATTTAGTATCAATTACTATTCTGCTTGGCTCACCTTTTAAGGTAACTTCATTATCAACTTTTGTTTCATCTTTCCAACCAAAATTATTTTTCAAATTAAATATAGCGCCAGTTGCCTGTCTTTCCATCAATCTAGTCTCAACATCTTCGTGTACTCTTTCTCTTGCTTCTTTTATAGTGTCAAGAAACTCATCTCTGTTTGAGTAGTCAAGCAAACCCTGTCTACTTAATCCAAGTCTTCTTGCAAGTCCACTCATTGTATATGGAGCAGGGCTACAAACCATTAGCTCTACTTGTTTTTTATCATCCCAAATTTTTACTAAACGATTATTACACCAATTAAAATACTCATCTATAACTTTTTTTATTTCTTCAACTGATTTGTATTTCAATGGTCTATGAGCGGGATTATTCATACTTTTATTATAACATTTTCACTCATACACTTTTCCTTAATGCCTTCAAAAACTTTATACGGTCTGCGAGAGAAAGCTTTTTGAGTGTTTCCTTCGCTCGTTTTATCGCGTCTTTTCCTTTATCATGGTACTTGTTTGCCCATTTGCGGATAGCTTTGTTGTTTTTTTGAGACATAATCAATAATCACGATTAAACCAATCGCTTGATATTTTCCCTTTAAGGGTATCTTTTATTACTTTTTGCAAATGTCGCAATTCTTTCCATAGCGTTGTTCCTTTTCGTGGACTACCACTTGCATAAACGCTTTTTAATGGGAATGGATTATGCGGATCATGACCTAAATTTGGAGCAAATTCTCCTATCCAATTAGTGTCGGGGCAATATGAATCTTTGATGACCTTATACCCAATTTTTTTGAGTGATATACGAAGTTTTTTGTTGTTGTATTGCGTTTCACTTAGCACGATTGGCACTTTTGTTGGATATTTCATGGTTTTTCTTTTAATATAATAATTGGTTTATGTATAAATTGTGGCATTTCTATATTCATTTCTCCTCTTGCTAATTGTGCAATTATTGATGTAATTGATATTCCACCCTTTTTTACTTTTGGTGTATCTTTTACTTCTGCAAGAATAGTTGCATCAAATGACAATTTCATATATCTCCTTTCCATACCGGCATTGACTTTGCTACCTCTCGTTTCGTTACCGCACCACTTTTTATCATTTTCTTGACTTGACTTGGATATGCTTCAACAAATTCACGGCTTAATTCTCCTGATCTATATGGTTGTAAAATTTCCTTCCGATATTTTACTCTCTCATCTTTTATGCGTTGTGGGACAAATTCGTATGTTTTAGGCTTATACCAACGAGAACATATCCATCCCCACCGCAATCCATCTACTGTCTTATACTCTCCATATTTCCAATGTGTCGCATTATGTATGCGTCTGCAAAGAACACATAATTGTTTCATAAGAATTTTTTAAGTGTTTCTTCCATCGCATCTTCAGTTTCTTTCAATTTCTTTCCTAATGGAGTTCGTGCATCTAGTTCTTCCTGTGTAGGGCGTTTTACAATACCTACATCAAGCCGTTTAAGTGATCGTATTGCACGATTTGCTTGTTCTATATCTTGTTTTGAAACTGAATATCTACCTAAGAAAAAAAACACAATGGAGGCGACGAGAAGGAATATCTGATCCATAACGCAATTATATCACACGATATCTATAGAGCTTATTTCATCACCATATATCCAGTAGTTTTGTCTAATGTTCCTGTATTCGTGCGGACTGGCTTTGACCTGCCGATTATGTTGCATTAGTAAAAGCAACACCAATCCGCATGAGTTACCTATCAATTTGTTAATGCGCTCCCGATGGACGGGAAAGACTAGACTATCTCCAACTGTTCCGCTTCCTCTTTCCATGCGTCTATACGTGCTTCCGCAATCTTGATATAATCTTCTGATAATTCTATTCCTATAAAATCTCTTCCTAATTTTTTACACGCCACTCCAGTTGTTCCACTTCCCATAAACGGGTCTAAAACTGTATCACCTTCTTTGCTGACTAATCTTACAAGCCAAGACATAAGGTGGACTGGTTTATGAGTTGGGTGATGCGAGTATGCGTCTTGCCAAGCGTCTTGCTCTTTTATCTTTAACAACGATTGATATGTGGCATTCTTTACATCTTCCGTAGAGGGGATAGCCCTGTTTAGAAATATACCAATTCTCTCGGTCAATTCTTTTTCGCTGACCGCAAATTCGGCACGGTTTATACCAACCATCACTTCTTTTATCACAGCCAGAGTGGATTCGCTTGTGGGTTGTTGCATCAACGAGTTCCAAGTTTTCAATTCGGTTATCTTGCTTATTGCCGTTCTTAT